CGGTAGACAAGTCCCTGCCTTACCGCGACGTCAGGGCCACGCGCGGTAAGGTCGTCCGCGCCGAACCGATCAGTGCTCTCTACGAGCAGGGCCGGGTTCACCATGTCGGGGAGTTCCCTGACCTTGAAGACCAGATGTGCAACTTCACGGCCAATGGCTACGTCGGCGAGGGTTCACCCGACCGCGCCGACGCCCTCGTCTGGGCGCTGACGGAGCTGATGCTTGGCGATGCGCCCTACAACCTCGCTGCGCTGGCCGGGTGACGGCGGTAACGCCGAGACGGCGGTAAGCATACCCCAGCCCCATGGGCCAAGTCGTCAGTCTCTGGGATTCCCTCCGCAACGCGATCACCGGCGCGGGAACCTCGCGCGATGCGCGCACGGCCAGCACTTACGCGGCCATGCCGCCGCTGACCCAATACGAGATCGACGCGGCCTATCGCGGCAGCGGATTGCTTCGCAAGATAATCCAGATCCCCGCGATGGACATGGTCCGCGAATGGCGCGAATGGCGCGCCGAAGCCGATCAGGTCGCCAAGATCGAAGCCGAGGAAAAGCGCCTTGGCCTGCGTGCGAAAATCCGCGCCGCCGAGATCCTGCGCGGCCTTGGGGGCGGTGCGCTCATCCTTGGCCTGCCGGGCGAGCCTGCCCAGCCTGCGCCCAAGAGCGTCGGCCTTGGCGGCCTAGCCTACATCCATGTCGTCTCGCGCTGGCACCTGACCTTCGAGAACCTCGAGGATGACGCGCGGCAGCCGGGCTACGGCGAGCCGACCATGTGGATCATGAACACCGTGCGCGGGCAGGTTCGCATCCACCCATCCCGCGTGATCCCGTTTCGCGCCGATACTACCGCCATGCTGGCCGCCATCGCCACGAACCAGGCCGATGTGTTCTGGGGCGAGAGCCGGGTCGCGCAGGTGCTCGACGCGGTCAAGGACAGCGATGCCGCGCGCGGGGCCTTTGCCGCCCTGCTGCACAAGGCGCGCCTGACCCGCGTTGGCATTCCCGAGCTTTCGTCCATCGTCTCCACGCCGGGCGGACAGGCGGCCATCTCCGCGCGCCTCGAGGTTATCGCGCTGGCCGAATCCACCTTCAATGCCACCGTGTTCGACAGCGGCAGTGGCAGCGACGGCAAGGGCGGCGAGAAGATCGAGGACGTCGCCTATACCTTCGCCGGCGCAAAGGACGTGCTCAACGCCTACGCCGAGTTCGCCTCCGCCATCTCCGACACTCCCGCCACCCGCCTTCTGGGCCGCGCGCCCGAGGGGATGAATTCGAGCGGGGACAGCCAGCAGCGCGATTGGGACAAGCGTATCGTCGCCATGCAGACGCTCGAGCTTGAGCCCTGCATGGACCGCCTCGACGCCTACCTCGTCCCCTCCGCGCTGGGCACCGCTCTGCCCGAGGGCGCGTGGTTCGAGTGGTCGCCGCTCGATACCCCGTCCGAACAGCAGCGCGCCGAGCGCTTCGCCAAGGAGGCAGAGGCGATCGAGCGCGTGGCCAACCTTGGCGCCGTGCCGGAGCGCGCGTTCAACGAGGGCGTGCAGTCCTGGCTGATCGAGGAGGGCTATCTGCCCGGCCTTGAGAACGCGCTGGCAGCGATGCCGGACGATGAGCGGTATGGGGTTGAGGCTGACCCGACGATTGATCCCCCGTCACTCCAACCGAAGGGAGGTGATCTGCCCGCCGGTGCCGAGGGGATGAACGACGCCGCCCCGCGCCCACTCTACGTGCGCCGCGATCTGCTCAACGCCGCAGACCTGATCGCGTGGGCCAAGGCGAACGGCCTAGACACCACGCTGCCAGCGTCCGATATGCACGTCACCGTGCTCTACAGCCGCCAGCCCGTCGATCCGATGGCCATGGGCGAGACGTGGGGCAGCGAGGCGGATGGCGGCCTGATCGTCAAGGCGGGCGGCCCCCGCGCGCTGGAAGTGTTCGGCGAGGGCGCGCTTGTCCTGCAATTCGCCTCGTGGTCGCTGGCCTCGCGCCATGCCGACATGATCCGCGCCGGCGCCAGCCACGACTGGCCGGAATACAGCCCGCATGTGACGCTCACCTATCAGGTGCCGGAAGGCTTCGACCCCGAGACGGTCAAGCCCTATGCGGGTGAGCTGCGGTTCGGACCTGAGATTTTTGAACCCTTGGACCTCGATTGGAAATCCAAGATCGAGGAGGCCTAAGTGGCCATCCCCCTTTCCACCATGGCCCGCCGCGCCAACCCGCGCAAACGCGAGATTGTGCTGCGCCCCGTCACCCTGCCCACCACCCTGGCGAGCGACCTCTACGCCGCCGCCTATGCGCCCATAGTCAACGCATGGACCGAGGCCGAGGCGCGGATCATGGCCGAGTACGAGCGCAGCCTGGCCGAGCTGACCACCGATAGCCCCCAGTCCATCGGCGACGTGCTTGCCTCGATCGAGGGCGGGCTGGCCAAGCTGATCCTGACCGTGCGCCTGCGCATCGGCGACTGGGGCGCGAAGGCCGAGCGCACCCATCGGGCGAAGTGGCGCGGCGCGGTCAAGGCCGCGACCAAGGTGGATATCGGCACCATGATCGGCCCGGAGGCGGCGCGCATTCCGCTGGGCATGGCGATCGAGCGCAACGTGGGGCTGGTCAAGTCCGTGTCAGATCAGACCCGCCAGCGCATTGGCGAGGCGGTCCTACGCGGTCTCAACGCCCGCAAGCCCGCGCGCGAGGTGGCGAAAGAGATCAGCGAGGCCACCGGCATGGCCCGGCGTCGGGCGCTGAACGTGGCGGCGGACCAGACCGTCAAGATCACCGCGCAGTTGAACACCAACCGCGCCATAGAGGCTGGCCTGGAATATTACGAATGGGTGCATTCCGGGAAACTGCATCCCCGTGAAGAACACCGCGCCCGCAATGGCCAGCGGTTCAAATATGGCGAGCCCAGCGGGGACGAACCCTCCGACGCACCGTTCTGCGGATGCACGGCCAGAGCATGTTTGACACTCGACGGCGAGTTCTGATTCTGCTAGGAAAACTGCGGCCCAACGGGTGCTGGTAACACCGCGATGGGCCTGACCGATAACCGCGAAAGGACCGCGATCATGGGCTATCGAAAGCCTCTATCCAAGATTCTCAACGGCGTCACCCGTTTTGGACGCCTTACCGTAATTGGCGACGCTCCCAGCAAGGTTTCATCCAGCGGGTTCGAGGCGCGATGCGCTATGGTCAGGTGCGACTGTGGGACTGAAAAAGCCGTCCGGGCTGGGGACTTGAAAAATGGTTATGCCAATTCGTGCGGGTGCTTGCAAAGAGAGCTTCTGAGCGATGCAGCTGCGGCTAGGGCCAAGCATGGAGATACCAGGAACCGCAAACCAACGCCTGAATACATGACTTGGAATGGCATGAACCAGAGGTGCCATAATCCAAAGCAGCATGGCTACAGCAGATATGGCGGCAGGGGCATCTATGTCTGTGACCGATGGCGCGGGGAACATGGTTACGAAAACTTCCTACGCGACATGGGGCGCAGGCCGGATGGATGTTCTATTGAACGCATTGATGTGGATGGCCCTTACTCACCTGAAAATTGCAGGTGGGCCACTCTGAAAGAGCAGTGCAACAATCGGCGAAGCAATGTGTTCTTGGAAATTGATGGAAAGAGCCAGACCGTCATAGCTTGGGCTGAAGAGTTGGGCATAAACCCAATGCGCATTTATGCGCGGTTGCGAAAAGGCTGGTCCGCCAAAGATGCTGTATACAAGCCGCCCAGAATGACCAGCTTAACCCGCACCTGACGGCGGTAATTAACCCTACCATGACCGCATATTCGTGCCGGTCATGGTGCAACTCACTGACCGCATCTCGATCATCGACAAGGGCCGCAGCATTGACGGCTTCCTGAAAGTGCGCGCCCGCGCCGCGCGTTCTGGCGTCTATGACTACCTCGGGATCGAGGTTGACCCGCGCGGCACCAAGTTCAAGCCAAACGATGTAGTCAAGGTCTACCGGCCAGCTGACGAAGTGTTCGACAAGGCCAGCCTCGCCAGCTTCGTTGGCAAGCCGATCACGAACGACCACCCGACCACCGCTGTGACCGCTGCGAATTGGCGCGATCATGCGCGCGGTAGCATTTTCGGCGCGGTCAAGGATGGCGACTATGTGGGCTTCGACCTCGCATTCATGGACGCCGACACCATCGCGGCGGTCGATGCTGGCAAGCGCGAACTCTCAAACGGTTATTCTTGCGACCTGTCCATCGAGGACGGGGTGACGCCCGATGGCGTGGCCTACCAGGCCGTGCAGCGCAACATCCGTGGCAACCATGTTGCCCTGGTAGATCAAGGCCGCGCCGGCCCTGATTGCCGCGTTTCAGACAGCCGCTGGGCCGCCTGTGACGCGCTCCCGGCGGATCTTCTCGACCGCCTCAACTCCATTGGAGACTACCCCATGAAGACCATGACGATCGACGGGCTTAAGGTCCCGAACGTCTCCGATGAAGCGGAGGCGGCAATCAACAAGCTGCAGGACAAGGTGGCCGCCTCGGCCAAGGAACTCGCCGACGCCAAGGCCGCCCTCTCTGCCGAGCAGGGCAAGGTCACGGTGCTCGAAAAGCAGATCGCCGATGCCAAGGACGCCGCGAGCCCGGCCAACCTCGACAAGCGCGTTGCCGAGCGCGCCAAGCTGATCGCCGATGCCAAGCGCATCCTGCCGACCATCGTCACTGATGCCATGACCGACGCCGACGTGCGCCGCGCCGTGGTGATGGGCAAGATCGACGATGCCGCGAAGGACATGGACGATGCCGGTATTGCCGGTGCCTATGTCGCGCTGCTCACCGGCTGCGACGACGCGGCCCCGACCGCCGACAAGGCCGTGCAGAACATCGCGCCGGCCCAGGTCACTGACGACGGCGCCAAGGCCGCGACCGACGCCCGCGACCGGATGATTGCCGACATGCAGGGCATCAAGCCCGCCGCAGCCGCCTGAGGAGACCGCCATCATGGCTACCTACCAGACCAATTACGACGTTTCCCCGGCGAAGGGCCTGCCCGGCCAGATCGCCAATGAGGAGAACCTCAACAAGATCAGCCGCACCGTCGAATCCTCGGCGGGCATCGGTTTCGGTCAGCCTGCATTCCGTGGTTCGAGCGACCATGGCGTGGTGGTCGGCGGCACCTTCGCCGCGACTGCGACCTCTCCGGCGCTGGGCACCAACACCGGCAACGGCACGATGGGCACGGTCACCGTGTCGGCGGGCGCGAAGGCTGGAAACTACACCCTGACTATCATCGAGCCGGGCGCTAACGTCGGCACCTTCATCGTGCTTGATCCTGATGGCATCCAGATTGGCGATGGTGTGGTTGGGTCCGCCTTCTCTGCTGGTGGCCTGGCCTTCACCCTGGCAGACGGGGCAACCGACTTTGTCGCGGGCGACAGCTTCACCATCACGGTCACCTACACCGCGAATGCCAAGTTCGTCGGCCTTGCCGTGCTGACTGGCGCGGTCCCGGCGAATGCGAGCACCCCGGACGCCTATCCGCAGTACTTCACCGGCGCGTTCATGACGCGCGGGCAGATGTTCGTCACGGCGGGGGACACGGTTTCGGACGGCGACGACGTCTACTGGAACCCGGCGACCAAGCGCTACACCGCCACCACCACCCACATCCGCATCCCAGGCGCCACCTTCGACACCAGCGGCGTCGATGGCGGCATCGTGGAAATCTCGCTCAAGAATCGCTGAGGGGCCAAACCATGACCATGACCATGCCTTTTGCTGACGCGCAGGCCGCTTACCCCTTCGTGATTTCGCAGGGCCGGAATCTCGAAACGCGGATCTACGAGAAGCGCTATCCGACCTTCAATTACGCGCAGGTTATCCCTGTCGTGACCGAAGGCAACCAGTGGGCCATCGGCACCACCTTCTTCACGACCGACACGACCGGCGAGGCGAAGTTCCTGTCCGGTTCCGGGGCTGACATGCCGTTCGGCAAGTCGACTTACGATTCGGCCAGCCATGACTTTGCCATGATCGGTCATGGCTGGGAGTGGACCATCGAGGAGGTCAATCAGGCGGCACTGTACGGCATCAACCTTCCGACCACCGACGCGATGAAGTCCGCCGAGAAGGTCGAGCGCCTGCTCAACACCATCGCCTTCATCGGCTCTACCGAGAAGAACTGGACCGGATTCGCCAACAGCACCGAAGTGCCGCGCGTCGACGTCGACACTCCTGGAACATTCTGGCCCGCGAAGACCGCAGACCAGATGCTGGCGGACGTCAACGAGGTGCTGGGCCGGGTTCGCACCCAGTCCAACGAGGTCGAATGGGCGGACAGCCTTGCGCTTCCTCCGGTGGCCTTCCGCGCTGCCGCCACCAAGCGCCTCGGCGCCGGTGACGGGACCGTGACGGTGCTGGAATACATCCGCAAGAACAACATCTATGCCGCTGAAACCGGGCAGGAGCTTGCCATCTATCCGGTGCGCGAATTGGCCACGGCCTCGCAGGACGGCGGTGGGCGCATGGTCGCCTATCGCCGCGACCCGGACGTTGTCCGCTTCCATCTGCCGATGCCGCGCACGGTTCTGCAGCCCCGTCAGAAGTCGATCATGGGCTTCGAGCAGGGCATTATCGCGCGCACTGGCGGCACCGAATGGCGCCTGCCCAAGTCGGCGGCCTATGCCGACGAAGTGACTGCGCCGGCCTGATGAATGATGCACGGGCCGATCCTGATGGATCGGCCCGGAAGCATGGGAGCAAATGATGAAAGCAACCATCACCAACACCTCGCGCGCAGCTCAGGGCGTATGGTCCGACAAGGGCCTTGTCCTGATCGAGCCCGGCCAGTCTGTGGCTCTCACCATTGCCGAATACTATGTCGAGCGCGCGCTGTCGCTACCGTTCCTGACCATCGTCGGGGAAGGCGAAAATCCGCCATCTCCGGTCAAGCCCGATCCCTTGGACCATGACGGCAACGGACGAAAGGGCGGGGCCAAGAAGGCCAAGCCCACCGAATAACCCGTTCGTCAGCGGGGGGACAACGGGGCCGCTCTGCTCTCGGGCGGGGCGGCCCTAACTCTAAGGAAACACGACTATGGCCGCTCTCTCTATCACCGCCGCTAATGTCCTCGCTGGTTCCAACGCCTCGACCCGACAGGGCACGGCGGGTGCGACCATCACGCAGGGCCAGGTCGTCTATTTCGACGACACCACCAACACCTACAAGCTGGCCGACACCAACAGCGCCACGGCTGCCGCCCGCTCGCCCGCTAG